CCGCCGGCGCTGAGGCCGTGGCGGATGAGTGAGGCGACGTTGGGGTTCATTTCTTTTTGATGGCTTTGTAGAGGGCCGTGATGGCGGCGATTAGGGCAGCGAGGGCGGTTAGGAACCTAGTCCACTCGGTGAGTTCAGGGATGTAGGATGCGACCATTGCCACGGTCGCTGTTCCCAGCAACCCAACGATACCTCCGAATCCACCGCCATGACTGGTCGCGTCCATTGTTTTACTCGGGCTTTGGTTGGGCAGCGTTGAGGATGATGTCGGCCAGAGGAACGCCTACCTTGGCGTTCTGGTAGCCACCGGCTTTGATGGCGATGTCGATGAGTTGGAGGAGGCTATTCACCTGCTCGGTGCTGAGTTCGATCTTGATCATGCGGCAGGAGCTTCGACAACGGGAGCTTCGGGCGCAACAACAACCGGCTCGGGAACCGGCACCCACGGCAGCGGCGGAGCGATGACCGGAGGATTGATCTGGTTCTCGATCTGCGCGGTGACGTTCGCTTCGATTGCGGTCTTGTCCACGCCATTGGCGAAGCACCAATCCAGCACCTGCTGCTCGGTCAGATCCTCGTAAGGCGTGAAGTTCTCGGTAGGAGGCGCGAACGACGCGCTGCCGTAGCAGGTTCCGCTGTAGTTATCCTGAGTGCCGTTGCATCGCCAGTCGGCGTTAATCACAACGTCGGTAAGAGTGCCTTCGGTCGGCTTAACGAGAAGGCGTTCGATGATCCAGACAATGGAGATGTTCATATTAGGCGTTCTTTAGAGCGTTGACTTCAGCAGTGAGTTCCTTGATGGCGGCAACCAGCAGCGGAATGACATCCGTGTAGGCCACTCCAAGCTTATCTGATTTAGACGCATCGACCGCCTCAGGAAGAACCAATTGAACGTCTTGAGCAATCAGGAACGAACGGCGAGTGCCTTCCGCGTCAGTCTTAAACTTGCCAATAACAGATCGAAGCGAGCCAACCTTTGAAACAGCGTTGGTAATCGGCTCAATTATGTCTTTGAAACGCTCGTCTGACACAGCGGTCCAAGATGTAGCACCATCTGCAAGATAGACACCACCAGTTCTATTTACAATATTAATCTGTTTGCTTGCGGCGGCTGCGATATTTGAAATTACAAGCCCAATATCATACGAGTTTGCTACTCCAAAAGACGAGCCAAGGGAAAGATAAGCATTGAGATTTGTTCCATCACGAGAAACGATAGCTGTCCCAGTGGAAGATCCTGTCATTTGGATTCCGCCAGTAACATTCGCTTTAAATGCGGCATAGGCTGGTGCCGTAGTCGTCCCCACCAACAGATTCCCGCTCGCGTCGAGCGTCATCGCTTGGGTGAAGGATACAGTACCACCTGCAACACCACCAACTGAATCAGTGTACCATTGATGCTGACCGTTTACAGTTAGTCGATAAGCAGCAGCATTTCCGGTGGAAACATACTGTCGAGTTGTCGCGCTCTGAAAATTGAGAGAGTTAAACCAAGTGTTTGCTGCATCGTCTGTATAGATTGAAGAGTACCCTGTGCTATATGGTCCAAATTGGATTGCTTTGTGGTTCGTCTTCCACGCACTCGGCGTAACCCCCACGCCGACGTTGCCGGCGGAGTCGATGCGGAATCGCTCGGTAGCCGCTCCAGTTGTAGGAGTTGCCGCAGTTCCAAAAATCAAATCGCCAGTCGATGATGCGCCACCTGCGGCTGATTTACGCTCAACAGTAATGCTCGCAATGTAGGCAGGATTGCTGACATCACGATACGCACCGAACAGAATACCGCCCTGAGTGTAGGTGTTGGTATCGCTTGCTCCGGTTCCGCGATTGTCCAAGACAATGTACGGAGGAGAGCTGGTGTTGTCTTTCTTTAGCGCAAGTATGCCGTATCCAGTCGGACTCGCCCCCACGCCCAGCCCCGTGGAGTTCAGGGTCATTCGGGTGCCACCAGCGCCGTCGTACCAAGTGAAGACGCCGGCAGACTGAATTCGATACTGTGAGTTTCCACCGGCATAAAATTGAGCCTCAGTCCACGCTGCTGAATTTCCAAAGAACAGCGCAGTTCCACTGGAGGAAACAGTAGTATCAGCACCTTCTCCAATCGCTCCAGAGTACGAGATGCGGCCACCGACATCCAACGGATATGCCGGGGTCGTCTTAACAATACCCACCCGATTGTTCGCCGAATCCACCTTTAGAGTGTTCGTATCCACCGTCAGATCGCCGGTGATGGTGGCGGAGGCGAGGGTGGCGGTGCCGCCGGCTCCCAGGATCTGGTTGCTGGTGATCTTCTTCGTGGTGCCCGATGCAGCCATGGACGTATCCGAGATGTCCACAATCGGCAGCACGTCCGCTGCCGGATCAACCGTAGTGATGGCCGCCAAGGCCGTGATTTTCGTGTCTGCCATAAGTTAGTTTGCTTGGATGATGAGTTTGCCTGTGTCCTCTTGGAGCAGGAAGTCCCCGTTCTCCAAGTCTAAAGAGTCGAAGGTGCCGAAGGTGATGACGATCTTGTCGCTGTCCTCCAGCAGAACGAAGAAGTCATCCTCCTGCAGCAAGTCGCGCCGCAGTATGGGATAGTCCGCACCGCCGCCGCCGCCAGCGAACCGCTGGACGTCAACGCCGAGGCCTAGTCCCAGTCTCATTGATTAGACCCACTTGCGGTTGTACGCCACGATACCGCCGCTGCTCAGAGCGAGCGAGGTGAACACACCGGAGATCGAATCGCCGGCCTGTATGGTCACGCCAGAGCCCAATCCGGTGATGTTGGACGTGCAGCCCGACAGGATCGACGTCGAGACGGCATGGATCTCCATCCAGTTGCCGCTCACCGTACCGTCGGCCGCGGTGATGTATTTGCCGCCGAACTCGCCGGCGAGCTGACGATTAGAGCCAACATTCATAAAGTGAACTTCTGACTGCTCCTCTTTGTGCCACCTTGCCAACCGACCTGCAAGCGTGTAGCCCCGCAGCGCACTCGCACCTCGGGGTTATCCCGCTCAACCTCTTTCAAAAATTGGGAATCTTTCCAGCAGTCGTACCCATACTTGGTGCCCCAGGCATGGTAGAGAGTGGGGTCTATCCGCATCCGCAAGCGACCGATGCCGTCAATGGCGCGGACCTCGCGTTCCGAGTCCTTGGCGATGCGCTTCTGATCAATACCGGCCTTGACCCAGTCCTTCTGCATGCCGGATTGGAACTCCTTGATGACGGCGCGGCGCAGTTCGCCGGGCAGATCGTCCAGAGCGTTGGCAATGACGGAGGATGCGGAATTGTGAGCCATAAGAAAAGGAAAGAGGGGGATGCCCATGGACCAGGCATCCCCCGTTGATACTAAGACTAGCTTGCGCCGTTGAACATACCGAAGCCTGACGGGTTTTTCACAACCAAGCCGGCGATGGCCTCAACGAGGCGGGCAGGGCCGCCGCCGGCGTCGGGCAGATCCTTGACCTGGGGCAACTTGGCGTAGCGGACTTCGACCATGTCCATGGGGATGACATAGCCCTTGTACGCCTGAGCGGACAGCGAGGTGCTGTTCTTGCCGCCGACAAAGGTCGACGGGTGCAGGATCAAGCGACCGAAGTCGCCCTCGAAGATGTCGATGGACGCCTTGAAGGTGTCGGCCGACAGCTCTTGATTGAAGGTGCGGACACTGGTGGCGGCAATGCTGTTGGCATTGGCAACCTGAATGGCACCCGAGGCTGTGAGGTTGGTAAACGCACGCTTGAGCGTGGTGCCCAGGATACAGTCGTAGTCGCGGAAGGTGCCGGTAGCGCCGTAGATAGCGGTCAGCACGTTCTGGGCAGTGGCCTCGGTGAACGAAGCGGAGGCCGTGGTGTCGACAGCGCCGGAGGCAGGCAAGAAGGGCGAACCCGAAGCGCACGCGCCGATGTTGGAGGCGTTGGTGCTGGTCAACCAGTTGCCGAGGGAACCGGTCAGGTAGGCATTGGTCGAACCGTTGTCGGCCTGGGCGGCTTGGTTGGTGCACATGAAGGTCGACTCCATGTCGCGCTTGATCTCAACGAGCTTTTTGGCAATGCCGTTGGCAAGCTCGTCGGTCACACCGGCGACGTCCTGAGTCTCGGCGATGAAACCGATGCGCAGGTCGCGGCGGAAGGCCTGGCCGTAGTTGTTCAAGCGGGTCCGGTTGACCACCGGGTTGGAGGCACTGGCAACGGTCACATCAGTGCCGTCGACAACGCCGGCAAGCACAGGGGCACCGTAATTGTCGACCTGCCAACTGAACTGCATATTGCCGATGTCACGGCCCTTCGGGGCCATGGACACGAACGGGGTCGACTTGGCGTCGACGATGGCGATGTAGTCCGCCAGATCTTCACGAGCGGCGGAGGTGGAAGCGAGCGGCACAGAGCCGCCCTGGTTGGGCTGAAGTAGGGGCATGGTTTAGAGCATCCTTTTGAGTACTTGGGCTAATTCGGTGGTCGTCCCGGACTTTCGGAACTGCGACTTGGCGTTATCCAGGCCGACCTTGGCCGCATCCTTCTTTGCAGGGATTGCGGTGGGTCGACCGGGCTGACTGGGTGCCTTGGCCAGTGGGCGGGTGGCAGATGGCTTGCCCTTGGCGGACTCCTTCTCCAGGCGCAGCTTGCGCCCGGCAATGAAGTCACCGACCAGCACCTGATACTCCGGCAGTGAGGCAATCTGCGGCAGTTGCCGCAGGACGGCCTGCGCTTCGGTGTACTCGGTAGCCGAACGGTCTTTCCACCATGGGTAGAGCGTCTCGGCGATGGGCTTGATCTGCTGGTAGTTCTGCAGGAAGCGGGCGCGGGTTGGTATGTGCAGGTCGATGGCGTCTTCTACACGCCGCTTGATCTGCTTCACGTCCTCCGCGCTGTACTCCTTGCCCTCTACTTCGCAGCCGTCGATGTTGTCCTCGCACCACCGTTTCAGGTTCCGGGCCTTGCTCCACTCATCATTGAGCTTCGACACTTCCCAGACATCGGCAAACGGGTCTGCAGCGGACTGCACCGCGGTCGGCCTGTCGCTAGTCTGCTCCAGCTTGGTCTTGGCGTCGTTGAGCTCCCGCTCGAGCGCCTCGGCCTTCTCCAGCGCCTCTTTCTTCTGGCGCGTGAGCTTGTCGATGCGTTTGCGGTAGCCCAGCGAATCCTCGTCGCTGTTCTCTTCGGTCTCGGAAAGAACATCCTGCTCAGGCGACTCGGCCTGGGCGTCCGTTTGTTCTGCGGTCGGCTCCGCATCCTCGGCCTGATCGTCCACGGAAGTGGCTTCCGGCTCTGGCACTTGTCGCTCGACGGCTGATGCCTTCTCTTCCTCCCCGCTGAATCGTGTCTTCAGTAGCTTCGCCAACGCCGATTCGTCGAACTGCATCGGGTTGATTGGGGGCTGTGCCGTGTTTTGGGCAGGTTTCGCTTCCTGTGTATTCGTCGGGATGTCCATGCTTTTAGACCCTGCAAGCCGGGTATGCTGCGCCAGGGTTGTTTAAGGCCAACCAAGAAGCCGTTGTTTGAGTGAGAGCCTAGAATTGACCGGAAGTCAACCCCCTCCCATTTCTTAACGCACTGATTTGTGCGATGAGATCCTTGATTGCGGCTGCCCGCCCTGAGTTGTAGGCACGGTCCTCCGCGGAAAGTGATGGGAGGAGGGCGTTGAGCACCTCGTCCCGCAGCGTGTCGTCGATGAGTTGGCCCATGGCCTTGAGCACCGGGTGCTCCTCGGACACGGAGAGTGCCTCCGAGAGTTGTTCGTCGGTCAGTTTCATTGGACTCCAAGGCGGCCGGTGATGGCGTTCTGCTGCTGCTGGACGCTGAACTGCAGGTTCTCGATGTACTTCTGCAGGTTAGCCTGGAAGAGCGGGTCCTGCTGAAGCTGGGCCTGGTACTTCGGGTTGGATTGCAGGACCTGTTGGCTGAATTGCAGGCGCATGGGTGCGGTGGGGTCGTTCTCCCGGAGTTGGGGAGGATTACCGAGCGACATGAGCGCGATCTCGTCGTTGGTCTCGTTGAACATCTTCTGCGCGGCCGGGCCCTGCTGCATGACCAGCTCGCTCGCGAGGTTGGGGTCGATGGCCCGGAGGGCGACACTGATGAGCTTGGCACGGTCGATGACGCCGGCGGTGTCGAGGGGCAGAACGAGGGTGCTGATAGCCTTGAGCTTCTCGGTCACGAGGTCGGTGGACAGCTCGCGGATGTCGAATTTAAGCATCACGTCAAAGTCCTGAATGTCGGGAGGCAGCGGAGTGGCCGAGGCTGTGATGCGCTGGATCTCGGCGGGGCCGACGTACTGGAGCGTGAGGGATAGGACCTGGCGGAATGCCTCGGTCCAGCCATGCAGCCAGTTGTTGATCAGGCGCTGCTGGCGCATCTGGGTGATGACCGGCGGGACCTTCTCGGTCGGGCGACCGAAATAGCGATCGGTCTGGGCCTCGATGGCCGCGATCAGTTGGAAGGCAACACCGGGCTCGCGGGCGGGCGGTGCCAGGAAGCCGATCTCGCCGCGGCGCAGCACCGGGATCTGGATGGCGGGACCGATCTTCAGGTTGCCGCCGCGGGTTTTGGGGACCTCGATGGGCGGGAGCGTGGCGAGCGAAGTGTAGTCGAAGATGGAGTCGCGCTGGGCCTTGACCTCGTGCTGCCAGGTGGAACAGACCTCGGGCACGCCGCGGCTCTCGGTGATCTGGCGGTGGATGAGCTCGGAGCGCCAGATAACGAAAGGATACTGGCCGTGCGTGTAGTCCAATAGGTCGAAGTAGCCCCACTTGTCGCCGACCTGGGGGCTGAAGACGGTGTAGAACACGCCCGGGATACCGTCGGAGTCGATGGACTTTTGGTAGGCGTAGACCACTTCGATCAGGTTTTCGCGGTCGAGGATCGAGTTTTCGGCAAGGCCGACGGCTGCGTAGGTGTAGGCGGAGTAATCCGAGAAACGGCCCATCGTGTTGATGGCTTCCTGCGCCCACTCTGCGTCCCAGTCCTCGGTCTCGACCTTGTTCAGAAGCTGGGCCTCGGTCATGTAGTAGCGGCGGAAGACCACCCGGGCGGACTGGATGTCGGTGGTCTCGGGCGGGAAGACCAGCTCGTCGTAGGGTGCCAGGGCGGCCACCATCGGCTTGTTGCTGACCATCGTGGGTATGGGGAAGTCGCACTCGCCCTCGGTGCGCAGGTCGCGGATAGCCTTGAGCGCCCGGCGCTTACGCAGGTTTGGGAAAGCAGCGAGCAGGAGCTCCGCGGATTGGTCGTCGGCCTCGGGGTTGGCGATGAGGTTGGGCAGGTCGGCCAGAATGGAGCCCTCGGGCGACTGGGCTGCCAAGGCCATGATCTGGTCCATGGTCAGGTACTGCTCCTTCTGACCCATCTCCTGCTGCCAGGTGACGTGGACGCCGGCCCAGCCGTAGGTCCAGAGGTATTGGGAGAGCAATTCGACCTCGCGGGTGAGGTCGTTGTACATCCGGGAGTTGACCGTCCAGTCCATCAGATTGTGCGCGGTGACCGCCTGGTCGAGCTGGCTGATGTTGGTGGGCGACACGCGGAGCATCGAGCGCCAGAAGGAGGTGGAACAGAGGTCGACGAGGCCGTTGATAATCTCGTCGGCCAGCGGGATGCGCGTGTCGGAGGCTCCGTCCCAGGGAAATGCCGGCTTGTTGCGGTTGGCATCGTTGTTCTTCTTGCCGTCGTCGGTCTGCCCAGGCCAGCGGCAGTAGCGCACGTTCTCGGCATTCTCGACCCGGGCGAAGACGCCGTAGTCGGTGGCCGAGCGCCGCAGCTCCTCGGTCAATGCCGGTACATTGGGCTCG